CGGAGCTTCCCGGCGTCGATCATCGGTAGGAGCCCCACTTCTGCGAGTCGAGCAGGGACGATACGGCGAACTCCAGCTCCTTGGAGATCGAGCCCACGAGCACCGTGCTGCGGTTGTCGTACCAGAATCCAACGAGCATCAGCATTGCGTGCCGGATCGCGGCGGGCACGTCGGTGCCGCTGTTGCCATAGCCAGCCCACCACGTCACACTGATCGCGTTGTCGTCTTGCAGGTGCGGGGGCCACGTCTGGCCGTACAACGCTTTCACGGCCCCCGGCGTGCTGTGCCGATCTACGCGGTAACTGGCCGACGAGTAGGTGGCCGTCTCGCCCGTCTGGAAGGTGAACGTCAGGGCGACGGCCGTGGCCGTGCCAGCGGTCGCCATTGGCGGGCGGGGGAGCTCGATGTCCATCGTGCCGTCTGGTGGGAATCGGTCGAACCTCATCAACCACTGCGTGTAGACGAGCGTGCGGTCGAGGTACTGCTCGCACCACTCGCGGGCGGCCGTGATGAGCGAGGCCACATAGGCGTCATCGGCGTTGCCGTCGATGCGGCAGTGGGCCTTCGCCTCAGAGAGCGTCACGGGCTCCACGGCGGGGGGCGTCTGGCGGCTGAGGCTGCGGTACTTCACTTCTTGCGTCTCCGCTTGGGCGTGGCGTCGGCCGTCTCAACGTCGTGCTCGACGGCGGCCGTCTCGATCAACTCCTGCTGACGGTCCTCCACCGCGAACCGCTTGGCGATCAGTTCCGCCGCCAAGCCGCCGGGGATCTCCACGACCTGGCCTGGGCGGTAGGAGCGGAACGATCGCAGCATCCTTAGTTTCTTCATTGGGGCACGCTCCATGCAGTTTCGGGCCGTTTGTTGGTGCTCGTGAATTCGGTAGTCCATTGAAACACGGGCTTGCCGAGGTTCTGCCCCGGCCACGTCACGACGTATTCGCCGTGGCCCAAGACGACGCGCGGCGAGACGAAGACGCGGTTCCCGCTCTCCCGCCAGTTGCGCCAAAACCAGATGTCGTCATCCACGCGGCCCTCGTTCCATGAGTTGTCGGGGCCGGGCTTCGACCAGAACCAGGGCTTCTTGCACCGCTTCAGGGCGGCCGTGGAAATCACCGTGAGCCCGAAGTGGGCCGTGTCCACTTCCTGCACGGGCTCCGCGAACCACGACGCAGGCAGGCTCGTGGTGCCGCTCTCGGGCGGGTTGTCGAGCGTGCCGGGCAGCGTGAGCATCGGGCGGCCGTCTTCGCGTTTCGTTTGCAGCCCCGTCAGCGCGTCGCACTGAAACGTCAGCGCCATCGCGAAGAGGTGCTCTACGTCTTCACGACAGAAAAACGTGTCGTAATCAATGAGAAGAAGGAACTCTGCGGTGTCGATAAATTTTTCCATCACGCGGGTGTTCACTTGGCTCCAGAACGCACCCGTGCCCATCGTGGGGCGAATCCCCAGCGGCATGAGTGCCTGAGCCCACGCGAAGTGATTGGCCGTGAACGACAGCCTGGGCATGGACAGGATGGCTTCCACCCGAACGTCGGCTTCAGTGTTCCCAACCTTGACGATCATGCAGACCTCGCAAAAAGAGAGCGGGCCGCCCCGTAGTGGAGCGGCCCGCCCAGTTTGCACATCACGTCAAGCCGTCAGGCTCACGCACCGACGAGGCCGATGACCGGACCGGCGACGGTGGACGAACCGAGGTTCGGGTGAGCGATCGCCACGCGGGCGACGGCCCGAATCACGGTCTGGTCGCTGAGGAAGTTCACCTGATCGCTGCTGGCGATCTCGATGGACTGCCGCACGCCGTAGTAGGAGCTGTTGGCCATGTTGCCGTACAGCGCCATCACCGCACCCGTCGAGTCCGCACCGCTCGGGAGCCGGTCGGTGAGGACCACCGGGCTGCCGAGGAAGGTGAGACCCATGCCCTGCGACAGGCCGACCGAGCCGCCCTGGTTCAGATCGAGAGCCTGCATGCAGGTCGCGAAGAAGAACGGCGAGCAGAACCACTTGGCACCCTGACGCGAGTGCTGCGGCACGGCCGCCATCATCGCGAGCAGGTTGGCCTTGGTCACCTCGTCGGGGGTGTCACCGGCAGCGGTCACGAGCGACGCCGCGTAGGTAGCACCCGAGGAGGCCAAGAGGCCGCCCGTGTGGCTGGTCACGAGACCGGCCACGCCAGGAGCGCTCGCCGGGTTGCCGCTCCACGCAGCCGCCTCGACGGCGTTGGCGAGCGACAGGCCGAGCTCCGTGGCGATGAAGTCGGCGATCGACACGATGGAGTCCTGGAGCAGTTCGCTCGCGACAACCACCGCGCCCGTCACCTTCTTCGCCGTCAGCGAGACCTGATTCATGGTCGGGTCGCTGGCAGTGATCGCCGTGTTCTCGTCGATCCAGTACGCGGTCGTTCCGCCGGACCTGCGAGGAAACTGGAGCACGTCGCTCGGCATCGTCACGCTCGTGGCGTTCTGGGCGAAAGCCGAATACTGGTCAACGAGCCGGATGACCGTCGAGGAGAGCACGTCGGGCACCACGGCCGAACCGCTGTTCGCCGAGGTCGAACCCATCGCACGGGCCTCGACGCCGTGATCCTGGCACCACCGCTTGGCCTCGGCGTCGCCGCTCTTGGCCTTCAGCCACATGCCCGTCTTGTAGGCATCCTCGACGCTGTTGAACGCACGCAGGCGGCCCGAGAAGGGAACGGCCTCGATGCGAACCTTGGGCTCCTCGGCACGGACCTCGGGGGCCGGGGTGCAGCGATCCACCACCGACCGCAGGTTCTTGGCCGACTCGACGACCGACTTCTCGAAGTCGATCTTCTTGGCGAGATCACCGGCCCGCTTGTTCAGCGTTTCCAGTTCGAGGTCGCGCTCGGCAATCTTGTCGTCGTCGCCTTCGATGGCGCGAACTGCGTCGATCCGGTTGGCGAGGGTAACCGCCTCGTCCTGAAGCTTCTTGAGGTTGTCCACTGTGGTGAATCTCCTGGCGGCGGTATTGCCGTGGAGTCCACAGTGCCACTAGCGGGCCGACCTCTTGCAGAAGCGCACTTCAGAAACTGTTGTTTTGACAAACGCCACCGCCCGAGCCCCGCACCGGGGGCAGCGTAGATACCGCTGCCGCTCGTCACCGCAGGGGCGGCTGGAACGGCAGCGGAGTTTCTCGCCGCAGGTGCAGCGGGCTTCAGACATTGCGGAGCCTCAGAGTCCACGCCGCAGCGGCGTCACGGACCAGGGAACGCTTGGCGACAACGGCGGCCACCGCCTCGGGCTCGGGCTGCGACTGCGCCGCCAGCCAGGCTTCGTAGGAACGCATGGCAACCGAAGCCGACGTGCTTGGGTACGCTGGCACCAGAACAGGGCCAACGTCATACAGCCCGCTCACCTCGCGGATCTGCCGCACGGCCTTGCCGTCCTCGCCAGTACGGAAGGATTCGTTCTTCGGGTCCACCGTGAAGGCGAACGAACTGCCCTGCACGTCGCGCCGCTGGATCAGTTCGAGCACGTCGGCCCGGCTCACGGGCGGCGTGACGACATACCGCAGCCCCTTCGTGTCGCTGGAGAGTTCAAGCGTGCCGCTCGACGTGCGGCCCAGGACAATGTTGCTGTCGTGGTTGAACAGGGCAACCACGTCGCCCTTGCCCCGCTGGCGGTTCAGAATCTTGTCGAACGCGCCCGGCAGGATCTCCTCGCGGAACCCACCGAGGTCGAGAGAAAGCCGGTTGTAGACGGCGGCGTAGCCGATGATCGCGGCCCGGCCATCGGCCCGGCTCTCGACGATCAACTCGTTCTCTTCCTCGAAGGCGAAGTCGCGGCGTTCAATTTCCATCGGTGGAATCCTCCTGTTCGGCTTCATCCTCGGCGTCGTCGGCCGGGCTGTCTTCTTCCTCGACGGGCGGCGCTGGCATCGGCTCCGGTGCCGGTGGCTCCTGGCCAACCTTGTCGAGCGTGGTCATGTTCAACTGCACGAAGTGGCGATCACCTTCCGGCCCGATGGGATTCAGGTTCTCCAGTTCCCGAATCTCGTTGATCGTCATCCACCCATTCTGTAAGGCCGAGACGTAGTAGGCCGACCGGCCAGCGTGATCGCCTCGCAGCATTCCCGAAACGCTGTGCTCTGCGAAATACGTCTCATCGTCAACGATGAGGTCGCGGCTGATGGCCGCCTCCCACCGCTTCAGGTGAGGCATCAAGCAATACTGAACGAATTCGAGACTCTGGGTCTCGATATTATTGAAACTGCTCCTGGTGAGATCCTGAATCATGTGGGGCGGCACGCGGAACGCTCGGCAGATCTCGATGACCTGGTACTGCCGCGTCTCCAAGAACTGGGCAGCCTCATTGCTGCCGCTGAGCTCTTTGGCGGAAACGCCCGCAGGGAGGACGGCCGTTCGGAAAGCCCTGTCGCTGCCCCTGTGCATTCGCTCCCAACTCTCACGTAGGCGCTCGGCAGCGTCTACGGGAATCGGGTTGCTGCTTTCCAAGATCACACCCGGACGGGCACCGTTGCCAAAGTAGGTGGACCCGTGGGCCTCCAACGCCTGGGCCAGCCCGATGGCGTTCTGAAAGATCTTGTAGGTGGGGATCGCCTTGATGCCGTCTTCCGTCGTGAACCGCAGGGCGAAAATCTGCTCTTGGCTGTAGATCGTCTCGCGCCCGTTCGGCTCGCGATACCGATACCGCAGCGTCCCGTCAGACAGCCGCTCGCACTCCATCCGCGACGAGTGCAGCGGCCACAGTTCCGAGACGGCACCTCGAGCACCAGGGCGGATCTCGGCGTAGCTCGCACCGTAATGCAGGTACATGCCCGTCATCCAATCCCTGAACTCCTGCGCCGTCTGCCAGGGGTTGGGCTGCTGATGAAGCAGGCGATACACCGGGTGGGCCGTGGCCTTCGCCTTCCCACCGTTTGCCATCCGTTCGTAAACGTGGAGCGGCAAAGCGGAGACAGCATCCGAGATCACGCGGATACACGCCGTGTAGGCAGAGCAAGCCATGCTGTTGTCGGCGTTGACGCGGATGCCCGAAGGCGTGCGGCTCGACGAGACCTCGGGCCAGTCGATGCCACGCAGGTCGAACATCCTGAAGTCGGCGGCGTTTTCGCTCATATGCTCATGATGTCCCAGGATTGTTCGGGTGGCGGGGCCGTGGCCGTCGCGTGAATGCCGAGGGCCATCGTCAGCGCCACGATGCCGTCGATGCGTTCGTTGGATTTCGCCTTGCTGGGCTTGATGTTTCCGG